ATCAACATAATCAACCTGGTTGTTATTCTCATCATAAAATTCAAATACTGCGTAATCTGCTTCTATCACTTGTCTATCTCCTGATTGTCCGTTTAAGTAATATAATACATAATTTTCTGAATCTTGTATATACATTATACGTGGAGAGTCAGTTAAGAAACGAGCAGTTTCACTCATCTCTGGAACAGTAGGATAGTCCAATAGATATTGAGACATTGGGTTATATCTTCTATAAACATCTACTGTATTGATTGTCAGGCCAGTACCAATTACAGTTCCCAATTCCTGGTCAAAGTTTGGTAAGATTAAATGATTTGAGAATTGGAATGATCCACCAACATAATCAAAATACTTTCCAGTATTTGTAAATCCAGATGGGATAAATGATGTTGATGAAACGCAGAATGGAATATCTGTAAAATGTACAACATCATTTGATGGGGTTCCAGTATATTCTGTTTGAACTGTAGATCCTGTCAAATATCTATAACCATATTTAAAGTTGGCTTTGATATTATTTGGATATGGATTATTAATATTGATTGTTTCATTTGTTGAAAACCAATCGTTTAACCAATAGTATCTATAATGTTCTGTCTGAACATAGTTAGATAAATAATCATATGGTCTTATATTAAATCTATATGTGTAAGTTGCACCTGACCTTGTAACATCATAAGGAACAATTTGCATTCTTCCCACGGCGTTATCATCTGAGTATAAATCCACATCTAACTCCATACTTGTTACATATGTATCACCAGTTAGCACAACCTCATAGGTTCCACCTCTTTGGTAAATCATGTCAACCGCTCTTCTAATTTGAGTGTTGTTATTTAATCCATTACTGTATAATGCTGGGTATCCAAATGTTGCCATGTTATATTCCTTCTAATGCGTTTATTAAATCTTCTATGGATGCATCTCCAAGAAGTTCTTCAATTTGTTTATTTTCAAATAGTTCATCAATTGCCACATCATACCAATCACTCTTTCTAATACCGAATTTCTTGATATTGGTTTGAATGCCAAATGCAAAACTTATGTCTTTTATGTACCTTCCTTTCTTATCTCTTCCTTTTAGTTTCCTGGCTTTAATCCAAGATATAATTGCTGAAATTGGGACCTTACCTTTTCCTGGTGCTCTTCCTGATTGTACCCATTGTCCATAATCATTCATTGATATTGTAATCTCATCTTTGCCCTTTGCTTTAACTTGAATACTATTACTCAATGAACCTGTAGCAATTTTATTAGATACACCTTTATATCTGTCAAATCCAAAAGCGTAGCGTTTTTGTGCTAACGCATTTTGGAAGGTTTGTTCGATGATAGGTATTATCTTTTCTAAATCCATTATCTTACTTGTGTTACTGTTGTTATTATTGATGGTATTGCAGGTATATTACCTGATGCAGTTTCTGCTAAAATAACCGCATCTCCATTAGTTGACTGCCACGCTATTTCAAAATAATCACTTGCCGCTGCATCAACAACATAATTCCACGCTGCAATTGCTTCTGCATTGTTTGCTAATACAACGTGTCCTGCCGATGAACTTACATTCGTTCCGTTTTTCTTTAACCAAATGTATACGTCATCTGCACCAGTATCTGCTAACAATTGTGCTGAGAATTGAATGTTATATGTTCCTGCATTTGCTACAGTTAATCTTGAATTACTTGCAACTGTTACACCTTTTGATATATCTGTTGTATTATAGTTTATTGATTGTGATACGTTTGCTGAACCTGATTGAGTTGTTGTATCAAAAAATGTACCTACGTTAAACATCTTATGTCCATACATAGATAAGTCACCAGCGTTAGCAATTTCTAATGAACCTGATAAATTCAATGAACCTGTCATCTTGAATATATCACTCTTCATATCAATCTCTCTAGCACCATTAACATTGTTGATAGAAATGTTGGTTTCAGTTCCAGCCCAAGATGCTAACATTTGGAATGCAGTAGCATTTGAACCTGTTGTTGAAGTTATATATATGTTTGAACCTGAATTGAAATATGCACCAGCACCAAAGTTTCCAACGTTTAATGTTTGACCATTCTGCATTTGGATTAAACCTTGTGATGGTATAGCACCAGCAACATTCGGAGAACCATTAAAGTTTATAGCGTTATTGGTTGTTAATGAACTTGAGACATTTACAGTTCCATTTTCACCTTTTAATGAACCAGATAGAACTAAACCATTTCTAAAATTAACCTCAGGATTTGCACCTTTTCCTGTCATAAACGGAGTACCATTAGGAAGACCTATTGCAAATAAGTTATCACCTAATTCACCTATTTGGAAATTATGATTACCTGAACCAATTATTAATGAGTTAGAACCTGATGTATAGTTACCGTTTGTTGAGTTACCAATTACAGTTACATTGTTACCAGATACAAATTGATTTGCTGCTGAGTTACCAATGAATAAGTTATTTGAACCAGATACGATTGAGTTACCAGCAAATGTTCCAAAGAATATATTACTAGAACCAGAAGTTAATTGATACGCTGCATCATTACCCCAGAACTGATTATCAGAACCAGATAAAAATCCTTGACCTGCACCAGAACCTACTGCTGTATTTCTTCTACCAATTGTAACTTGTCTTAATGCTCTAAAACCAAATGCTGTGTTATCTTGTTCTGTAACATTTTGTAATGCTTGACTACCAACTGCTGTTGATTGGTTTGAACCTGATTTAATTGTTAAACCATTTATAGAACCAGTTTCATTTATAATTAATGAACCTAATATTTGTTGTGTTGAACCTGCGGAACCTGTTGTAATAACATTACTTGGTGCTGGTATATTTGTTAAACCAGAACCATTACCAACGAATGAACCTGTGAATGTTGATGCTGTTACTGCTGAGTTAAAGTTTGCAGAACCTGTTACGTTAAATGTTCCAGATACGTATGCATTTGAACCACTATCAATCCATAAACCTGTTCTTCTATTTGAAGTTCCAGTACCTGTACCAATTGCAAATACAATATTTTGTGAATTATCTAAACCTAATGCAGTATCGTTATATCTACCAAAGAATGCCGCACCACCAATTTGGTTTGCGTGAGATGCAGAAACAATTAAGTTTTGACCAAATACAACTGAACCAACTAAATGACCATTATTGGACGCTATTACTGATGATGTTACCGCTGTGTTAAAACCACCAATAATATTAGAAGTAATTGTTCTTGTTTGTGCTGATGCATTTGAACCAGAAACCCAAATACCAGCATTACCAATAAGCGCATTTTGAGATATAGTTGGACCATTTGTAAGAGTACTAAAAGAACTACTCATTAAGTTAGTTATAGTATTAGCACCATTAATATAGTTTCCTAGTGCATTAATTGATGATGATAAATGATTTAATGTAAAATTACCAATAAGATTATTTGAACTAATTACTGGAACTGCAACCGCAGGTATATTATTTTGAGTACTCGCTAATAATGAACCAATATAGTTATTTGATAATTGTATAGAACCACTTTGATGGTTAATAGTTGCTTGACCTGTTAAAATATTAGTTCCAATCACACCATTACCACCAACAAGTGATGATGTTGTAAATTGCAATGCAAGAGTACCGCCAAGATTTAAATTACTTGTCATTGATGGTCTTAATAAAGAACCAGTACCCAAAGTTTGCTGACCTGTAATAATATTAAAACCACCAGGTCCAACATAACCATATGTTCCTTGTGTCACCAACGTGTTTGGTCTTGAACCACCCAATATAATATTGTTTGAACCAGATATTACAATTGAACCTGTTCCAGTTGTTGCAACAGCAGTTGTAAATACTAAATTTGATTGTGATACAGGAGATGATGAACTAATATAATCTATAATTTGAACTGAACCACTTCTATTTGCTTCTGATTGGAATATAACTAAACCTTTATTTGCACTGGTAACTAACGAACCTGATATAACAACTGGACCATTTTGATTTAATTGTCCTCTAACATCTAATGAACCTGTGATACCAACGTTTCTAGTTGTATTCCAATATGAACCTGTTTGTGCAAAGATGCTATCTCCACTTGTTCCAGACGTGCCAGAGGTACCAGAAGTTCCACTGCTTCCACTATCACCTGATGTGCCACTTGTTCCTGATGAACCTGCTTGACCAGAGGTACCAGAAGTTCCTGATGAACCGCTATCTCCACTCGTTCCTGATGAACCACTACTACCTGATGTACCACTTGTTCCTGATGAACCGTCACTACCACTTGTTCCAGAAGAGCCAGATGTTCCACTTGTTCCTGATGAGCCATCACTACCTGACGTACCACTTGTACCAGAGGTTCCTGAAGAACCGCTACTTCCAGATGTACCTGAAGTTCCTGATGAGCCATCACTTCCTGATGTACCAGATGTTCCACTAGACCCTGATGATCCAGAAGTTCCTGATGTACCACTTGATCCGTCAGATCCACTTGTTCCGCTAGAACCTGAACTACCACTTGTTCCAGAGGTTCCTGAAGAACCAGATGTTCCACTTGTGCCACTAGATCCTGATGATCCAGAGGTTCCAGAAGAACCGTCAGAACCTGAGGTTCCAGATGTACCAGATGACCCACTATTCCCACTTGTTCCTGATGAACCAGAACTTCCTGATACTCCGCTTGTGCCAGAGGTTCCAGAAGAACCTGCTTGACCTGAAGTACCTGATGTACCACTAGTACCTGATGAACCAGTTTGACCCGTGATAGGTGAACCATTCAATAATAGATTACCAGTAAAGTTTATTGTATCATTACTTGCTTGTAATGGTATATTATTACCAAGACCATCCTGAACATATTGCAATGTCCCTGTGACTCCTGTGTATGAGTTTGCTAGTTTTAATAAACCTTGGTAGGTATCTTTGACATTATTTCCTGTAAGTGCGCTCATCTTTTATATATATTTTTTTAAAATTCATTCCAATCAGTTGCAATGTCTTGCCACATTTGTGCAATAACTTCCCATGGATAATTGAATGGGGTAATAGGTAACACACATCTGTTGAAGTCAAACTTCTGAATTATGTTAAATGACATTGTCCATCCTCCCAATATTGTTTCAAATCTTTCAAGGAATGGTTCAAGTTGTGGGTTCCAATCTGCTTCATACTCCGATAGATACAATAACGAGAAAAAGTCCTTCGCTACTTCTAACGTGTCATTTAACACATCTTGCTGATTGGATTGGTCTTCTTCTACTTTATCACAGAAGATAACTTTAAACCCAATATGCATATGGTTCTCAGCCAACTGAGTTGTATCTGGAACAATATACATACGTATATATTTTGGTTCTTGTTTTGTTATAACATCATTGGTAATCTGGGTAATATCCCCAAAACCAAATGAGTTAATTTGTTCGTGAAGAAATGCGAATTTCTTAAAGTCCTCTATGACTACACGATATGATTCGAAGGTTTCATCTACTGGAAACCCAAAACCAAATTCAATTGGTAATCCACACTCAGTATAATCGAATGGTGCAGATAACGATATATTCATTGTATGTCCAGCCAGGATTGTTTCAAACTTTTCTGTAAAAGGAATTAAATCTGGGTTCCATTCACCCACTATATAGTTTGAGAAGTTACCGTATTGTTGGGTATATGATTGCCAAAATACAGTCCAAACATCTTTGGCTATCTCAATGGTATCAGACATTACGTCAGTTAAATTGGATAGGTCTTCCTCAACTTTATCCATAACGATAATAGCAAAGTTGTAATGAATTTCGTTTTGATTGAATACAACTTCCTTAGGAACCACATACATCCTGGTGTATTTTGGTTCCTGTTTGGTGATTATATCATTTGTACATTGCTCAATATCCCCGAAACCAAAAGAGTTAATTTGCTCATGGTGATAGGCGATTGAGGACAAATCCGCTAATATTTGTTTATAACTTATCATCTACTATGAAATATAAAAATTCTTAAATTATCCTTTGAATGCTTTTTTCTGCATTTCTGCTTGGTATCTATCATGTTGAATTAGGAAAGTAAGTTGGTTTAACACTTCTGTTACTTTTTTTTGGTAGACATATTCATGCTTTGTAAAGTCATTTCCAACAATTCGGTTTGTGACAAAGAACCATCCAAACGCTTTTTGAATATTATTCCCCATAGCAGTTTCCTCATCTTCCAGATAAGTTTTACTTTCATCCACATCGTCACCTTCGGTATCGAAGACAGACGGATATAACTTAAATATCTGTTTACGAATCTGATAAAAAAATGCTGTGCTCCCAGCACATACCTCACATTCATTTTCTTTTTAAACAACTCTGCTCTTATTTTCATTGTTTCAACATCGTATTTCTCAATATCAAAGTCATGTTCTGATCTTTGGTTGATAATAGGTCGATACATAATTGCTGCTAATATGTGTAGCAAATCAAATAACTCATCTGCTTTTTTGGTTGAGATGGTATCCAAATCTACAAACTCAGCAAATGTTAAATCTTCCCACTTAGGAAAGAAACCATAATGCACACCATCTAATTCAAATCTATCTTCAAACTTTGGTGTTTCTAATGGAATTAATGTTAAGATGTGTGATGCAAGATATTCAACTTCTTGATAATCAGATGTTAAGTATTCTTCAACTGTTCCACCGCAAACAATGTTTAATATCTTTGCTGCAAAATACTCATCGCTAAATAAGTTCTTAATCTTATATATCTTTGAATAATGTTCAACACTTAGATAATCTGGGATTACATATTGCTTCCCGTCTATTTTAAATTTTATCATATGAATGATATGGCATAGCGGCCAGTCGCTTTAAGTGATTTTATTTCTGGTAACATTCGCATCATGAATGCATCTGATATATCGGGAGATTTTCCCAACATCTTCTTCATATCATCTTTTGACATAACTGCTACCTTATTGTCTTTATCTACGTCTTTTAATTTAACTGCTAATAGTTCCTGAGTCAACTCATCAACCAACATTGTATCTCGAATATTAATACTTATTTTTCCTTCTTTGAATAATTCAGACAATTTCACATAACATTGTGATTTAAGATTGGAGAAGTTCTGGTCGTGTAATGCTTTTGCATT